GTAGTGATAACGTCGCTTTCCGTCCCGAGAACGAACGTCTTGTCGTTCTCAATGAAGGACGAGAAAGTTACCGTGTCACCGAGCGCAGAGGTTGAAATTAGGCCATCGCCTAACGCGGCATCGTGCGAGAATCCTGCCCAACTGTCGTCGCTGGAATTGACCGACCTAAACCACGCCTCTTCTTGGTCGCCCCTGATGTATGAGCCATATTCGGCATCATCAACAAGGTTGGCTCTCCCGAATGTCCCTGCTCCCGATGTACTGGTGAGCTTGAGGTATTCGTTGAGAGATAGAGCTGTCGTCTGCGCCAGCGCCCTCCACGTTCCTGCAGCCCGGGCAGAATCCCGAACGAGCACTTGGGTTGAATCCACCACCCCCGCATAGTTCACCCCCGCTCCACTACCACCTGCACCCCATACAGCCGAATCCAGCGCGGAACTATATGTAAGCACCTGCCCGTTGGTCGGAAGGTCGGATGAGAGTCGTCGCCAGGGGAGAGTACCCGAAAGAACGTCCTGCGCGCGAATAGCACCCTCAAAACTCGTTGCCGCGAGATTCCCGGTTACGTTTACGTCCGGGCCCATTTCAATGTAGTTGCTCGTTCCTCCGACGTATGCCCTGTTCCCATTGTCGAGATCATGGAAGTAGATCCGAGGAACAACACCATCGCCATACAAGAACATGGCGTTGCTGTCAACCCTGATGAAATTCACCAATCCGTCGAGGCTCGTTGCCGATTTGATGAGCCGTTGACCGGAAGCGTCGAGTGTGCCGTCGAATACCGCAAGGTACTTGCCTACTCCACCGCTTGAACTACGAATCAAATAGTTTGGCGTGTCTTTTACCGCAACCACACCCGCGGTGCTGATGTAGAACATCTTCCCAGCGCCGATACCTGTCGAGTCAATAGCCCTGAGTCCGAACCTTCCTGCTTGATATTCGCGCGTTCCTAAAGTCTCGCTTTGTGTCAAGTCGGGGATTGAGATACTCCAAGGCCCATCCGTCCCCTGTGCCAGTGCTATGATTGCCGCATAAGAAGTTCCTGACGGACCATAGATTCTTGCTTGTCCCTGAGTGCCTGATTTGCCAAGGTCGATACCTGCGACGAACTTTTGCCGCGCTCCAAATTCGGGCGTTGCCGCATCGAGTGAGTCCGCCATAATCTCGCCCGTCATCTGCCCGCCGAGTCCTGCCGTGATGTTGGTTGTGCCTGCGGCGAGCTTGAGCATCAGGTTTGTGCCGTCGAGATACAGGTAATTCAGCGGGATGCTTGCTGGTGCGGTCGCCCCGAATCTCAATCCGTACTTCGCGTAGAGAGTATCGGCTGGTATTCGTGGTGGCCCCGTCTGCGCTTGGACACTCCAACTCGCTACGATGAATAAAAGGCTCAATAAGAGTGTTTTCATGGTTCGTCCCTTAGACTGGCGTTATTTGTCCTGTGAGTAAAGCCGCGTCGGTGTCTGGCTTGACAGTAATTGTTGTTATTGTTCTGGTCTTTGATGCTATCGGTATCTGCTGCCCGCCTGCCGTCCAGAACTGAAGCACCTCAGAGTATTCGGCAACGCTCTCGTATGTCCCGTCGAGCGTGATGACGTACCCGTCTGCGGCTGTGACGTTCGCCCGATACACCGGCTGGACTGCGCCCGTTGGTGTGAACAGTCTTCCCATTGACTCTATCTCCTATGTGAGTGCCGCGACATCGGCGACGATTTCTTCTTCGGACTTCTGGATGTTGTAGTTCGTGTAGAACTGATTCAGGAGTTGCGCCATCTCTTTCGATGTGTCCACGTCCTGCCGTGCGTAACGCTTCGTGAATGTCTTGTGAAGTTGAAGGATGAGAGTCTCCGTCATCACACCTTCGGGGAGTTGGATTGCTGTTGCGCCCGAGACTATCTTCGCCGGGAGTTCGGGGTACCTGAGTACGAGTGAGCCGTATGTAGTGAGTCCCGTCCCTTTGTTCATAAAGATGTACTGACCACTGTATGCCCATGCGATTCGCTTCTTGTTGCCTTCGGCTGACGGTTGCCATGTCCTGAGTTCGTCGAGTGACATTGGCACGAGCGAGTCTGTTTCCGATGATTCCAGAATCAGGTGGAGTTGTGCGCCCGTCCTCATCATGCGGATGGACGACATATCAATGGCGTCGCCCGATGACGAACCTGTGTCGAAACTCTCGCTGAATATCTTGAACGTCATGTACTCGCGCCACACGAGATGCGAGAACCGGCTGACCAATCCACGGAGCTTGCTGTCAATAATCATCCAGTCTTCAAAGTCGATGAGCTTCGTGAGGTCGATGGCGGGGTTCTCCCGCATCGCCGCAAGCCGTATTGATTGTGCCGTGTAGGATGACATTGGCATTATGCCGACACTCCGCTGATTTCAAGCCCGAATCGTTCTGCCTGTCCCTTGATATAATTTCTCACACGTGATTCTTCTTCCATCGGTGGCTTCTCGTCTTTCAGCCTGAACATTGATACGACGGTGTGATCCATCGCCACCGGCATGAGCTTCTCCGGCAAGTCGAGAAGAAGTGCGTTGTCCGTGATCTTCCTCGGATTGCGGCGATACGTGAGTCTGATGTTTGTTGGCTTGGTGACATCGGTGCCGTAATACGCCTCAATAACGAGTTTCTTCCCCACTGCGTCGATCTGGGCACTCGTGACATGGGCAAAGAGAGCCTGATTGAGTTCGGACATCCCCTTGTACCCTGAGATGAGTCCGTAGAACTGGCTGCTCTCGAACAGCGGGATCTCGCGTCCGTCTGTCGCAAACGCCTGGACGTTCCTCCATCCGGTCGAATTGATCGCCGACACGTCCACATAGAAGTACCTGAGTGCTTCCACCAAGGCATCCACGGCGGGGAGTTCGTCCGTTGTCTTGTAGTCATCATCGACCGTGACACCTGCCATTGTCCTGACCGCGGTGATGGAGTCGTGAACGAGGTTGTTCAAGATGATGTTCGGAATCTTCGACACCTGCTCGTTCAATGCCTTTGCCCTTGCGCGGACATTGGCTTTGTACTGTGCGAGCGTGGTGACTACGGCTGCGTTGGTGTCTGCCATGTTGTTATGCCGCTTTCAGTTTTAAGAGCTTGTTGGCGAGTGCCGATGCTTCCATTGCTCCCGCTCCGCGTGAAATCAGTTCTGCGATTTGAAGGAGTTCGCCCTGATAGAGAATCGGGATTTGCTCTACCGTGAATCCGTCGATTACATCAGAGAGGGTGTATTCTGTGAGTCCGTAGTAGTCGAGGGTTTGGACACCGTTGGCGATGAAACCGCCGAGGTGCTTGAATGTCGTGCCTTCCTCAAAGATGAACCTGTTCGTCAGTGACTCCACGAAGTCGGGATTGTCGCCCTTGCGTATTACGCCTCTCCACTCTGGGTCTGCCAGTTCGATGCCGTTTGATATCGCGATGAAGCCGAGATAGTCTGTCGGCTTTGTGGCGATGCCAGATGCGAATGTTATGCTGCCCGATTTCACAAGTGCGCCGATGTTCGGCGGTTGCACACCCGCCATCATCAGTTCTCGTGCGAGAACGATTCGTGCTTCCGAGTAATCCCGAAGGAGTTCAATGGATGTGCGCTGCCGTCCATCCACCGTCCCAATGAGTGCGGGTGTTGCTGCTGCATCCGAACCACCTCCCCAATCACCGTTGCCCGATGAGCCGTCGAGTTGGTACTGGTCTGCCGATACCCTCGTTACTTGCCATGCCCTGTTCGCGAGTGTGTTGTTTGCTGCCGTGTTGATACTGACGTTCTTGACGTGGACGTAATCTCCGTCCGAGAGAACGAGTCCGGGGGCAACGATGGTAATGGGCGTGTCGTTCGTGACATCCGTTATCACGACTGCCGCATCGTTGCCGTTGAATGCCTGCGACTGCGGTGTCTTGTCGCCAATGCGGTGTGCGAGAGCCAGTATGAGTGCCTGTACTGTCACTTGAACCTCATCCCTGATACGTCGTCGTTGGCGACCCTGCGTGAAGCGCCCATACTCTTGAGTGCGAGATTCATATTCTCAGTGTAGATTTTCAATGCCTTCTCTTGCGCCTTCTCGATGCCGTCCTCGAACTTCGTCTGGTACATGAAGTACCTCGTGCCGAACATCAGGAGCCATCTGAATCTGTCGGGCACTATCGGATTGACGCTCGCGCTGATGTCCTCGGCTCCCTCGATTGCCTTCCGGTAGTAACTCACCGATACGAGTGTTGCGCTTGCCGGAACGCCCTGAAACCCAATCGTAATCGGGTCGGTGTATTCTTCCCAGAAATTGATGATGTCCGTTGGTGCTTGGATTGCAAAGTCCTCACGGTTTTTCTCGATCTCCACCTTGAGTTTCTTGTCGATGGTACCATAGAGTGTCCCGCTCGCATCGCTGATTTTGCGGATTGTCTTTACTTGGAGTGCGCCGTGGAGTGCGTGATAGACTACCCCGCCCGATGTCCATGCCCCCGCACCAACGGTATTATCGAGTGATATGACATTGGCACTGACCTTTGTAACCCTTCTGAATCCGTTGACCCCTGTGAGTCCTGCCACCGCATCAACAAGAATATCATCGCCTGTGTTGAACGGATGATCTGCGATGGTGAGTGTTGCGGGGGTTGTGGCGGTTCCTGCCGTGACTGTCTGTGCGGCGAAGGTGTATTCTTCCTGTCCCGATACGAGGCTGAGTTGGCTCGTCCGGTCGAGGGGTTTTAAGATGGAGAGTATTTGCTGCTGGCAGTGGCGTGCGGCGAAGTACACATCTTCGGGGCTGAAATCGGACTTCTGTTTGCCGAGAGTGTGGTGTCCTGCCAATTCAGCTTTGAGTTGCGCGCTGGTCAATGGGTGTCCTCGGTTGAGAGAGAAACATTGGCGGGGGTTTTGACGCCCCCGCCATCGTTAATACTGCTTGAATCTCAACCGGATCTTCCCACCCGCCAAGTTGTACGACCCTGCGGTTGCGTACCCGTAAATATACACACGCATGTACGGGAACTTGCCAAAGTAGGTCGTCTGTACCAAGTCGGTGTTTCTAACTGTCCACGGTTGCGCGTCCGCCGCCTTCGATGTCGTTACCCATGAAGTCGAGTCTGTGCCTATCGTGAACCGCTGCCAGCTTGTGCCATCATAACTCACCTCATACTTCACGGCAATTACAAACGAGTCGCCGTTGGTTGATTGAGTTTCGATGCCGAGCGTTCCGAGTCGCGCCATATCCCCTTGTGTGGAGTATGGGTCTAAGACCGGGAAGTTAAAGATGAAGGTGTCGGCTGCTGCCGCAAATGTCGCCGTTGCCCACGTGTAGAGACTAACCTGACCGGGCGCCGATGCTCCTGCGCTGTTATTCCAGCCAACCCATCCCGTTCCCGTTGCCGCACCTTTTATGGTTTGTGTCGCTTCTGCGGTGAACTGAAGTGATGCAATCAGTACCACCGCCAACATCACTGCGAGTACCTTCTTCATTGTGTTGCTCCTTCGCATTTGCTGTGTTGGTTTATTGTGTCTGTGATTTTGGTGGATTGCTGGTCGCTTACTTCTTTGGTGCTGCCGCGATGTCTCCGCCCACGACCGGCTTTGCCGCTTCCGCGAGCTTCTTTTCGAGTTCGGCGACTTTCGCCTTCAGCGCATCGTTCTCCTTCACCGCTGCCGCTGTTTCCTTCTTCTCTGCCTTGACCGCAAGATCATCCGCACCCATCATCTTCACGAACGCGGGATTCGATGTCGGCTTGAATGTGCCGCTCACACCGAACTCCTTGCCGAACCACTTCGTGCCTTCCAGCACCTTCGCGGCTGCGGGGGAGACTTTCGCGATTCCCTGGTTGAAGTGAAGCCCGTTCGGGAAGAACTGCTCCACATCTTCCTTCTTGAGATGTTGCAGGAGTGCGCTCTTGGAATACCGATGCTGCGGGCTGTTGGCGAGTAAGATAACTTCTTTTGTGTCTGCCATGACTTGTTACTCCTTTACGGTTACTCACGTAATAGTTCGGGCGAGGCTGTTATTCACTCGCCCGTTTTGAAACGGATCAACTGCTTACGACATTTTTATTCTTCCCATCGCCTCTTCCAGTCGCACCTCGAATCCCCACACGGACACGAATCCGTCCTCGACCGCGAGTGACTTCGGGTTCTGGACGTTCATCTTGTACGTGGTGTTGAGGAACGGGCGTTTCTTGATGAAGCGCGGGTGAATCACGAGTCCTTCGCCGGGACTGTGTGCCGTGAGCGCAGGTGACTCAATCCACTCCCACACCTTGTCGCCCCACTGGGTTTCCATGATGCGCGGCCCCCATGTGGTGTCCTTCGATGAGTAGCGCAAGCCACTCATTGCCAACTTCTGCACCTGTGTCATCAGGTCGGCAGATGCCAGCACCATGCGTTTCTGTCCGCCTGAGTAGCGCGGCGCATGGATGTCGGTCATAAACCCGCCGAGTTCGTCGGAATCGAGCGACGCACCGTAGGTCAGGACGTTCGTGGTGAGTTGCTGGAGCAACCCGCCCATCTGACGCCGCGGTGAATTGGTTGAAGTCGAATCCTGCACCTTTCGTGCATAGATCGCCGCCCACTCCTGGTCGATGGCGTGCTTGTGGCGTTTCAGGTTCCGCAGACGTGACCGTTCGGGGCCGGTGTACTGCCGGTTCTTCTCCTGAATGTTCGTCACACGGAAGTAGTCCTCGAACTGCTGGACGTACTGTTCGTAGACGTTCGGGAGTGAACCGGAAGGACTGACTCCATCTCCGCCTTCGGGTGTCGCCGTGGAGATGCGCGTGACAACTGCGCCTTCGTCCACTGCGGTACATCCGTAGGTGGCGGGATCATACGCCCGAACCGTGAGCGTGTCGCCTGACTTGCTGACGACGTACAACTGGTTCGTGTGTGTCCCGTCGTTGTTCGTGTCGGGGACTTCGATCATGTCGCCTTCGACGAAATACTCTCCGTCTGCGACGATGAGTGCCTGTGTTGCACCGACGTTGCTTGCCGCTACTGCGGTTGCCGTGCTGACGCGAGGCGGTTGCCGGTCAACTGCGAACTTGAACACATGCGTCGCGGTCGGCTGGCTTTGAATCCGGTTGAGCAACGTAATCAGGACTGTCTCACTCTCGTACTGGAGAGTCAGTTCACGGGAGAAATCAATCTCCATCGTGGTCTGTTGAGACGAGTTCGCCGCTACGTTATAGAATACTGATGCGACATCCATTTTTCAGTCTCCTTGTGGGGTTAATTGTATCCTTCGAGAATCCCACCTTTTTGGAACACTGGGTCAGATCCGTTTCCTCGCGTCGCCGCGGTGTCTGCTTCGATCACCTGCTGCGCTGCGGATTTGGTCGGGTCTGCGCCCCGTGCCCCTGTCCCGCCTGTCCCACTACCGTTCGGCGTGGGCGCTCCCTTGAACCGACCGACCCATTTGCGGATTCGTTCGGCTTCGGATGGGCGAGGGATGGGTTTGAGGTCTGGAAGACTGCTGTGGGTCTTGCCTGTGGTTCCTGCGGATTGTACCGCAGGTGCTTTCACTGCAAGGGTTCCCTGTTCTTTTCGGAGAGCATAGACATCGGCAACTGAGATGCGCGATTCACGCGCTTCTCTGAGGAGTTGGTGAAGTTCCAGTACTTTCACCTTGTCCTTCTGGCTGACGGTTGTGTCTCCTTTGTCGATACGTTCGTTGACTGCGAAGATGTCGCCGCCTTCTGTTTGGTACTGAGGGGCGACGAGTTGGACGAATTGAGATACTTGGAGATTGGCGCGCTCGGTCGCCAGCACCTTGTTCTCCTCGGTGTGCTTCTCCAGTTCGGCGATGATGGCGTTCAGTCTGCGCTGTGTCGATTCCTTCTGGATGAAGCGCGACACTTTCACTGGGTCTTTCTGCCCGGTGGTGTCGTCGATGAGCGATTGCTCATCGGTCAATGCCGCGTAGAGGGGATCTTCGAGTTCTGCTTTGAGCCGTGCGCCTTCCCTGTAGAGATTTTCGGTTGTCGTCTTGTGCGAGAGTTCTTTCTGTACCACCTGTTGCTCGCGCTGGGAGAGTTCGATTCGTGCCGCTTCCAGCTTCTTTGTCTCGTGGGCGACTTCCTCCGCCCGTTGGGTCGTGGTCTGCGAGAACTCCGTCCGGTTCCGGCTCTTGTGGTAGATGTCCAGAAGATTGCCGAGGACTTCTTTGGACACGTCGAGGTCGCCGAGTCCTGTGCCGCCCTCTTCCTTCGAGGCGCGCATCATTACTTCAAATTCTTGGGCTGAGTATTCCTTCTCGCCGACCTTGTACTTCTTCTCTTCCGGTGGAGGTGGCGGTGGGTTCTGTTCGGCGTCGAGTTCGATTGCCTTCCAGATGGCGGTTTCATCCGCAGTGAGTGGTTCCTTGCCCTCTTCGACTTTCTTGGCAAGTGCATCGACATCGAATCCCTTTGGAATGAATGCGGGGAGTTCGGCGGGCTTCGCGGCTTCTGCTTCTGCCGCGATCTGCTCTGCTGTCTTCACGACGGCTGGCTGTGCCGGTGCGCCTTCGGTCGGGGGCTTCACTTGGTCGAGCGGGATGCCCTTCTCGCGCTGGGCAACAAGCGCGTTCTCTGCCGCTTCCATCTGGGAGCCTGTCGGAAGGTCGGGGCGTCCTGCTTCTCCACCGCCTGCGTTTTCGATTTCCGCTATCATGTCGGGTGTCGATGCGATCACTGTGTCTACCATTGGTTTGATTCTCCTTACCGAAGGACTGTGCCTTGCGGAGTTGGTATGAAACGAAAAAGCCGTCGAAACGAATAGGTTGTACCTACTGTCTCAACGGCTTGGTTGGTTGTCCTGTTATGGAACCGCTACAAGTGCCGTGCTACTGTGCTACATCTGGTGAAACTTACTTTGCGTTCGTTCCCTCTACGCCTCGTGCCTTTCGGTCGGCTGTACGCTTGTTCAGCCACATCAATGACTCTTCAAGGTTCGTGAGTACGATTGCGTTCTCACGGCATGGGTGCTTCGACTGAAGATACTGCATCCGGTCGATGAGCATTGCGAGAACCTCTTCGTTGGTCGTGCCGTCCTTCACGGTGACAAGTTCCGTCGAATCGCTGGTGGGTGGTTCTTTCTGGATGAACTGGATTACATTCTCGCCTGCATTTGCCGTCTTCTCGAAGTTGTCGAGCGTGTACTTGTGTCCCGCTACCAATGTCTGCATTGTGCTTCTCCTACTTGAGTTTGAGTCTCTTGCTCATTGTCGCTTCCGTGATGACCCCATTGTTGGCGTTCGCCTCAATGAGTATTTTCCCTGAATAGTTTCTCGGATACTCCATCTCCGCTGTCTCCCTCACGAGTTCACCGAGGCGTCTGCTTTCCTCGGCGTCCATTCAGGTCGTCCCCAAGTCTTTCACGCCGAAGTTGTCGCTGTTGCCTGCTTGTCCCGGCGTGATCGTGCCGGTGTCGGCGATGTCCTTGCGGGTTTTCGACGCATCCATCGTGGTGAATTCAAGTCCCTTGCCGGAAGATGGGAATGAGTGTTGGGCGGGCTGACCGCCTCCTGTGTTCCCCATCGAAAGTTCTTTGCCGCGTTCTGTGTCGCTCATCGTTGCCTCCATACTTGGACGTGAATATAATCAAAAGTTCTTCAGAAACAAACGGATGGGCGCGACACCCTCTCTCAAACTCCGATACTGCTGGCTCTTTGTGTGTGCGCCCATCACTCCTGCTCTGTCTTTTCTTTCTTCTGACCGTTACTGGAATTGTTCGTTTTCTTTTGGAGTCCCGCCATTACCTGATTGAACTTCTCAGGGTCTTTGGCGATTTCCAGCGCCATTGCCTTCGCCTGATTCTCCATGATGGCTCGCTTTGCTACCCCTTCGGGATCTTGGACGTTTGTGTCCTTCAGCAAGTCCACCAGTCCGTATGCGCCTCTGTCGAACAGTGCGAATGCCCTCTGTTCCTTGTACTCAGGTGAGTTCTGGTAGTCGGTGTCGATGGATGTGGTCACGGAGAGTTCCGCGTCTTCGTGCAGGTCGTTCACTCGGTACACTTGAATCTTGGCGTTCTCGGGCTGGTACATCCTGACGAATGCCTCTACGGGCAGCTTCATTTCGTCGGCGTGCATCAGTATATCCTCCGCCATCATCTCCATGCCCTGCACAATGTACCCGTCCACTTCTTCGACCTTCACATCGTTCTCGGCTTCAAACTGCGCCTGCACCATTGCGAGTTGCTGGTCGAATTGGGCGTCCGCTTCGGCGTTCGCCTGAATCGCTTCCTCTCGTTCGGGGTCTGCCATGTCATCCGGTGAATTGGTCTGTGGCGGGGTGAGCTTTGCCATCATCATCAGGTTCGTCATGTACTCGGCGCGAGTCCAGAGTTTATTGATGGGGATGTAGTTCGGCTTGCCTGGGGCTGAGTCGGACAGTGGCATGAAGTCGGATTCGGTGTCGTACAGGGAGATGAACTTGCACATCAGCCTGTGAACCATTGTGAGTGTCCACTTGAGCATGATGTCTTTGCGGGAGTGCGCCTGCCTGTCCTTTGCGATGATGGTCTGGACGGTTTCCTTTGCGATTTGCTGGCTCGGTACTTCGCCCATTGATGCTGAGTGATGCGACGACATATCCTGAATCATCTTCAGGGTGATGGGTAGCATCTGGATGAGGTAGTTGTTGATTGGCTGGACGTTGTGGATTCCCTTGAGTCCGGGTGCGGCTCCACCGTGTTCTACAGCCCTGTCGATTGCTGCGAGTAGTTCGGGATTGTCCCATGCTTCTTCGGCGACTTCCGCTATCGGCTTGTTCGCCTTCTTTGCATTGTCGAGGAATACCGTGAGAAGGACGTTCAAGAGGTCGTACAGGTTCTTGCTCACTTGCTGGTCGCCCAATGGCATGAGCCGTGAATCTGTGGCGATGTTGATAAGTGGAATACGTGTGAACATCCCTACGTCGAGGCGTTTCAGGTCGATGATTCCCGCTGTCCGGTGCCAGAGGACGGAGTAGTATTCCTTCTCTTCGCCGACTTGCTCAATGCGTTCGCGCATCCTGCGGTCTTGGACGAGTGCCCTGTACTGCTGTGTGGTGATCGGGACGGGTTCGTCCTTCTGGTTGAAGATGATGTAGGAGCATACCGTCTTGCTGAACTGGTGGTCGTAAAATGTCGAGAAGTCGGATTGGTTGATTCGGTCGGTGTTGCGGCTCCACGCGATATCGTAGTCGTTGTCGCCGTGAATGAGCCGTGGGTCGAACAAGGGGTACTTCAGGAAGATTTCCTGTGCCTCTTCGATTGGGACTTTGAACCTGAGTGTGTCCCATCTGCGCGTGGTCATAAACATACCCTGCGCGTGATTGTCGATGAGAACGTCGCGTGGGCTGATTACCCGCCATTCCTGTTTGCCGCGCAACTGTCTCGCATAGGGGTTGACCCGTCCCTCAATCCACATGAGTCCCTTTGCCCACGCCTGATCCATTGCTGCGAAGTAGATTTCTTCGGGAAGCATCTGGACGTTCTCGATGAACTCGACGCGCTTCTGGAATACCTTTGCTTTATTGGCATCGGTCGGGTTGTTGGCTCGTACTGTGAGCTTGCGCCTGACGTTGATGAAGTTTCCGAGGACTGATTCGTGAATTGGGCGGGCTTGCGGGGCGTTCACATACGCCTTGATTTTCGATTTGGTCTTGTCGCTTACTGTCGGATTGTTGGCTGTGGCGAGTGCTACGAGGTGGTCGTTCGTGAGTCCTATCGGGGTTGTCTCGCCATTGAGCCTGTCATCGACTTCGTTCCATTCGGGGATATACTTGGAGTGTGCGGCGTTGTCGTCGTTGACTCGCTGGTCGATGATATTGTGAAGGGTGCGCCGTTCGACTTCATCAAAGATGTCGTAAGGGAGTGGTTGTTCTGCCTGTGGCTGACCGTTCATGGTCTGAAGATAACAATTCCTCCGCGTTAATGTCAATAGGTGTCACAACTTCGATGCGGGGATTGCCGCTTTCGGTTTCGGCGATGTACGTAACCTTCGCTATGGGAATACCGTCGATGGTGAATCTCCTCACGGTGATTTCGTTCGCCCGCTTCCCGTAGGCTTCCATCTTCACTTTGCCGTTCGGGTGGGTCTTGCTGTAGGCTTTGAGGATTTGGGCGAGCTTCTCATCGAAGAGTTTCTCCGCGTCCTTGCCCTCGGAGTACCATGTGTAGAGTTTGGATGGGGCGAGCGGCTCGCCTGATTCGGATAGGAGTGTCATACGATATGCACGAACCCCAAGAGGTTCAGTCCGTTTGGTTTGGTGGTGAAGTCGATTGTTCTGTGTTTCTTTGCGACGGCGATGCCGTCGCGTTCCTGTGGATTGCGCGTCGTGTTGCCTTCGACCGTCGTGTACTTCTCGCCGTCGATGTCCACCACGATGCCCATGTGTCCCGTCCAGTGCTTCTCGCCGTTCTTGTACTTCTGGAAGATTACGAGGTCGGATGGTTGGGGAGTGTCGAGGCACATGAATCGCTTGTTACCCCGCTCCACTTCGGCGTTGAAGTTCTTCCAAGTATGAACCGCTCCCGCTGAGAAGATGCGCGATATTTCTTCTGCGAATTCTCCCATGCCGAGTTTGCGCGCCGATGTCGTCCAGAATGCTTCCGCTGCGTAGGCACACCACGCTTCTCCCGTCGCCCATCCTACCGACTTCATCAGCTTCTCGAAGTCTGGATTCTTGAATCCTTTGTTGCCTTCGATTTCTTCCTCGCCGATGTACTTGAGGGCTGTGGCGACGATTGTGTCTTGGAGGGTCATGGCGTTGCTCCTTGGTTTGCAGAGTCGTTCGGGTTTCATAGGTTTGAGGTTGCTGTGGGATCTCGGAAGTCTGTCGAGCCTTCTTGTGTCTCGGTCGCTCCGTAGAGTCCGTAGTGTTCGGGGAGCGATTCGTCCTGACCATCTAATACAACTCTGGGGCCGCGCAGGAACATGAAGAAGTACCGCGTCGGGTCGGCTCCATCCTTGTATTTCTGTGCAACCTTTTCTCCGACGCCGTGTTTCTCTGCGCTTTTACCTTCTCGCCATGCGTATGCGTACCGATTCAGGTGCCGCCAGGTGTTCTCGCAGTTCTCGCCAACCTTGAATCTCACCTGACCGTCTGCGTTCGGCTTGATGTACTCCCTCACAACATCGTGTCCGACTTCGAGCGAATCAAGTACGTCGGTTCTGTATTTGAGAGGCCAATCAATCCGTTTTCCGTGACCCGCCCATATCTGATAGGTTTTCTTTCCTGTGTCGTGTTCCTTACGCATACCGAAGTTCGGGTCCATCACCCGAATGATCTTGCGGGGATTCCATCCGTTCTGTTTCTCAATGGCCTTGATTCTCTCGCAGACCTCTCCTGTGGTTAAGTTCCAATTCGTCCCAATCTCTTCAAACGGCTTGAACTCTGGTTGCGACGGAAACTCCTCTATCGCCCAAGCGTTGCTCCATTTATCCACGGCGAACCAACTGACAAATGGTGGTCTGGCATCGTGCGGATCGACGACATTGAATATCTGATATTCTTCTTGCTTGAACTCCCACGATTCCATGTTGTGCCGGTGTTGCATGGAATTAAGAAGTTTGTAAACCCTGCCCTTGAGATGTGTCGGCTTACCGTGCGCTCGGGCTTCGATCTCCTCTTCATCCCACAAGGCCATCATCTCTTCGATATATTCGTGCTTGAGGTGTCCGCGTACTCCGTGCGTCTGGCAGGCATCTTCGATGTCGGCGTACATCATAAAGATGTTCCCCACCTCGTTGTCCGCTTTCTCCACCAATCTATCAAACACCCAGGCTGAGTCAGAGAGAGGTGTCATCGGCATGATGATGATACCCCCTTCTCGTGTTCGGGCGATGCAGGCATTGAAGATATATTCCGGTGGCGGCTCGTCCAGCACGATCAGGCCGATTGTTGGCCCCTCGAACATCTCCTTGCCCATATCGAACGTCTTGAACGTCCCCGACCATCCCGATTCCGATTGGAATTTGGAGAAGTAGTCATACCCACTCTTTGCAAGGGTGTATTTACTCTTCGGCATCCATTTGGAAAATAGAGTGTTCTCTTCTCCGTCCATCGTGCCTACGATATTCTCTTTGAGATTTGACTGTCGGCTGATGTACCAGAATGTTTTTGGGTACGGCCAGTTCTCGTACAACTTCCCCTTGAACCATTTGTTCTGTGAGCCGAACACGATGTTGCCGAGAATTGCTACCGCCGCTGCACTATTGCTCGTGGAGATGAAGTCGTATGAAATAAAACAGTGCTTTGGGTGGTCAATGGTTATGTCGCCGCACTCGACCATTCCCATCGGTTCTATTTTCTCGACAAAGCGATTCGTGTATTCTATAGGACGCTTTACGGGGATTTGCTTCCGCGGGCACGAGATGGGAAGTTGATAGTCAAACGCCCAATATACTCGATAGTACGTCTTGACCTCACCTTTAGTAAAGTTGGTCTTCATCCTGCGGGTTTTCTTGATCGCTTGCCCACCAAGCGAACGAACCAATGAACAGAAGTCAGTCGCCAGCCGTTCGGACTTGCTCAGATATTCTTTGTAGCACCCATCGCTATCAATCAGACCAGACAATAACTGTCGCCTATCTTCGGGTGATGCCGTCATATATATAAGCGGGATGGACTTCTCCCCAGATCCTACGTTCATTTCGAGCGCCGCCACACGCCGTATCATCCTATTCACATTGTTCTTGCCTGTACGCCGTCTATCTGTAATGTTGTGGTCGTACTTACCAGACCTGCTCACATCAAAGTCGTCTGCATTTAGGATATTAACGAGTCTATCAATAACTGGTTGGTCGTTACTACTGAACGATATTCTGTCTCGTTGACCCATACAACCATTCCCAAGTAAATACCCGAATAAATATGGGTGTATCGGTAGCGGTTCGTTCTTGCCATAGTCGATCATGGCCGGTTGTTGGAATTTTGCCTTACCACCAGTCCATTTTGTTGTGCGCCCGAACAGTTCCGAAAGCGGTCGCTTCTTGATCGCACTTTGTCTGCCGCTTCTGAGTTTGATTGGGAAGTGGTGTTCGGCTGATGCTATGACATACCCGCCATCTTTGAATGTAACCTTGTAGACCTGTTTCATCCCGGCAAGCGACGTATTTATCACCCATGCGGGTCGCCCGACACCATCGCCGTCATAATCGTGCGCTATAACAGAATCGCCAATTCTGATTTCTCCGAGACTCTTCCATGTCCCGTCTGCCATTAGAACGGGTGCATCAAGAGGAAGGCATTTTCCCACGCCATTCGCCGCAGAGAATAAATAGACTTTGTGCGATCCGTTGCCTACGGCGACCACCGCTTCTTCCACCTTGGCGTTAGGCACGTAGGTCGTCAACGGATTTGCTTTCTCCGCAATGGCTATTTGGTCGCCGAGTATATCCTCGATGATTTGTAAATCTTCGGGGGATTGGTTGGCGAATTGGGAGATGTCGATGGGGAGCTTGGGCGCACTCATGGTGGTCAGTTGAGGATAATGACTGAGTGGACGTGCGCCGTCAAGAGTGCCTTCGGTATCTTCTTGCGGATTTTATTGAGCCGCGCGAGTTTCCACGTTCTCATGTTGGATGAACGGAAGTATACCATAGCGTGCGGGTTCTGAGTTGCCTTCCTCCAGAAGAGGTCGTGCATCCCGACGATTGATACTCCTATGAACTCGCGGAAGTTGTCCAGTGTCTCTTCGAGGGTCTGGACATACCCGAAGGTGGGGATGGCGATATTGATTCTGCCGTCAGTGATTGTTTTCATGGTTCTATGTTATGAAGATGGATGTTCAGGTGCAAGGTGTTTGGCGGCTTCGCCGCGTAGGGTGTGCCGCACATTACGCTGGAACCTTGTTCGTTGTGCCGATGATGCGATTGATTTTCTCGGCATCCTTCATTTTGAATTTGAATAGCGGCTTGCCCGTGACTTCGCCGATCTCTGTCACCACAATGTCTTTATATCCGCCGTTCTCTTTGGCGAGTTTGATGGTTTCGATTCGTCCGAGCTTCTTGATGTTTTCTGTGATGTCGATAACAAGGCACTTCGTTTTGCCTTGTGCGATTCGGAGTCCCCTGCCTACCATTTGATATAGAAGTGCGAGAGAGATTGTTGGCCGTGCAAGGGTGATGCAGTCCAGTTCTGGGAAATCAAAACCGATTGTGAGTACACCAACGTTACACATGTGCTTGATCTCGCCCGATCGGAAACGCCTGATAAGCGATTCTCGTTCTTCGTCAGAGTGTTTGGCACATACATAGTCCGCACTCATACCCATCTTTCTCAGCATCTCCGAACAGTTCTTTGCTTGCTTGACCGAACTACAGAAAATCAGATTGTGTTTACATTGGGTGTCCACCTCTCCGATCACTTTCGATAACTTCTCCAGTCGCCCGTCACTCCAAAACCTTTCCAGTTCGTCTTCGTCGTAGTCCGCACCAGTCGTGTTGATCTTGATGTTGCTCGTATCGAAGTCCGCGTAGAACTTGTACTCCAATGGACAGAGATACCCGCCGTTCAATAAGTCCTGAATGCTCGTCGCATGTGAGAACTTCTTGAAGAAGAATGGGTGTATGCGATTGATGGTTGATAGGTGTGCCGTGTACCAAAGATTGCCGTTCTCTTGGTAGTATTTTTGAACGAGTCGGTACGGTGTCGCCGTCAACCCACACACGTTCTTGCACCCAATCGCTGTGAAGAACTTATTATACATGCCAGTGATGTTCTTCGGCGAGAGCAAGTGGCACTCGTCGAGTATCACCTTCTTGAAGTGCATGAACAGTTCGGGCTTTCCGAATATACTCCCGATTGTCGCATACGTGAACTTCTGGATGTCTCTCGATTTGAACGATGCCGAATATATCCCAACGTCCGTCACGCCGTAACTCAGGAGCTTCGCATAGTTCTGCTCCAGTATCTCTTTCGATGGCTGGAGAATCAAAATCGGTTCGTTCAGTTTGTGGCAGATGTCGGAGATCACCAACGATTTCCCTGAACCTGTCGGTAGCACCAACACGAACGGACTTGCGTAGTTGTTCAGGTTGTGTATCCCAGATTCAACCGCCTTCACTTGATAGTCTCGAAGAACGTAACTCATCTCAGAAGCCTTTCGCTGTGTAGATGGACAAGAAAGAAAAGAAGAAAGAGGAAACAAGCCCTGACGAACAAAGGACAAAGAAGAAAAGAAAAGCCCCCCGTCGAAAAGTAACTATGTCCTTTTGCACGTTCCAAGCATTCCAGCAAGTGTAGAGAGACTATCTCGGTTACACCGTTGGCGAGGCGTCGCCTTATCCGTATAAAACAGAAATCCCAACAGCGACACCTGCGAAGATGGACGGTCTGTTGGGACTCTGGGGGCTTGCGCCCACAATCGAATATCGTATGTCTGTCCATCTTCGCATGGTTCAATCTACCAAACGCAAATCGGATTGTCAAGACCATTTTCAGGGAATCACGAAATTGGTGCCTTCCGGCGATAGCGGGACTTTCCCGCTATTGAATTGGTGCCTTCTGGTGTACCATGACCAGATAACCACACTCAAGGTCTTTTGGGCTTGTCTGGGCGAATCGTGGCGCGATTGGCAGGGTGTCTACGGGGATATTCAGTATCGGGTCGAATAAGTCGCCGAGAAATCCCGCTTCGCTGAATAGCTCCGCCCACTCGTCTGCCTGAATCCGGTTGATGTACTGGACGTCGTTGCCGATGATTGCCCACTCCTTGTCTGTGAATCTGAGGTAGTTCTTTGGGTGGGCTTTCGGGTCGTACTTGGAGATGTGGTCTGTGAGATCGAATTGATTGAATGTTCGCCCTTCGGGCTTCAAGAGCCTGTGGATGTCCCGCATCAGAAGTGGCTGTGAGTGCGTAACGAATCATGTGTGCCTCCTGAACGTGTTCCTGATGAAACGGTTGAACAGAAACGATGGTGAGTATTCCCTGAACAGCCACGCAAAGGCGTTCCACCAATAGCGCAGGTACTTCATTTCCCACCCCTTCCAAGCTGATAGCTGTTCAGTCCCTTGTCCTTGCATTGCACACAGAAGGAATGTCCCGCCATGTTCTGCCGAATGACCTTTAGCGGGGTTGTGAGGAAATCCCCTGTCTTGAATTCATCGGCATACGGTGTCACGCAACAGAGGAATGTCTTGCCGTTGGCGTCGATCACCACGGCTTTTGTCTGGTAGTAACAGAACTCCGACCGCTTCCCATCCTTCGGCTTCCAAGGGAGCATATCCCACACCTTGAGATCCTCGTCGGTGAGTGTGCCGTACACAAGGGAAGCGTTCTCCATCCACTGTGCTTCGTAGGCTGTCATTTCCCAACCGTACTCATTGCACAATTCCTTTGCTTTGGCAATCTCATCATGGTTGTGGGTGTAA